GGCAACGGCTCACGTTCTTTTTTTGCCATTGTTTCACGTGGAACATTGGATGCCGGAATCTTTAACTTGCCCTCAAGCTGCGCCAATACCTGCGCCGCCGTTTTGTTTTTTAAATTAGGATTAGCCTCTAAAACCTTTTCAGAAAAAATCTTATCCGTTGGGGTATCAGGGGCTGCAGACAAGAAATTCTGCGCACCCGTTGCGCCAAAATAATGCGCCGCATACACTTCCTTGGGGCTCGGGTCCCGGCCAAGGAATTTCTTTAAACTGTTGACGTTCTGAGAAATAATGTCCGTACCTACACGGATATTCTCGTCAGTATCAAACTGCTTGCCGGGCGCTCCCTTGTTCCCGGACCACGTCTTATTCAATATCTGAAACAGGCCCGATGCCGTGGAACTCTTTGCCTTGGCATTTGGATCAAGACCACTCTCCGCCCTCGCAATACCCAAAGCTACCTCAGGATCAATACCTTTCGCCTGAGCAGCAGCACGTATCTTTTCAATTACATCTTGGGCCATGGTCCGAGGTCCTCGTCAAATATTTACCACATTTTATGACGCATTTCAATAATACTCAACAGGGCTTGTATCTGGCTCATCCTCTGTATCGTCGTCAGACTCCAACGCAATAAAGTTGCCAGCACGAAATCTCGTCCAAGCCATCACCGCGGTATCCACTTGGTCGTCATTGTTCCCATTAGGAAAAGCCGCGCATTCCTCAACGAGGTCCTCGGCCCACTCCTTACCTTCAGGATACCAGATCATGCCGGACTCCAATAACGGAGCAACAGCATTGGCTCGGCTGACCTTGTCTTGACCAGACTTACGACCACCGGGCGAAAACATCGTGACAGGAATGCCCATCTTCCGTAGTTCCTGCTGGAGCGGTGTACCAGTCGCTTTCGCTTCAATCAAAACATTATCAGGCTGCCAATACATGTATTCATCCTTGGCCATCCGCTTAAGTTCAGGGAAGTCCCACCGGCCTTTGCGCACGTTTAACAGCATCAGATTCGCACCAGAGTCCGCATCAGGATAGAACACGCCCCACGTTGAGATGACAGAAAAGTCAGCAGTCTCTTTCTTTGAGTATGCCGTGTCATACACCTGAATCAGATACTCACACTGCGGGGGATCATCAAACTTCCACTTGCGCCACCAATTACGCTTCAGAATCGCACCCTCATCATTCGTTGGCTGCTGCTGCCACTGGGCGTTCCATTTCTTCAGGCCAATAGATACCTTGACCTTTTCTAACTCATCAAGGCTCCAGTAGTCAGGCCACAAGGGTTTACCGGACGGCAGGATGGCAGGGAACTCCAAGATCTCCCACTGATCAGACTTTAAATAGCCTTGCTGCTTGAGCAGGCGGCCAGAGAGGTCATCTGTCTTCCAACGCGTATTAATTACGATGATCGCGCCGCCCGGTTGCAAACGCTGGCGAGGACCAGAGGTGTACCACTCCCACGTATTCTCCATCGCAGTTTCAGATACAGCATCCTGCTCGTCCAAAATATCATCCAACACAACAACATTACCACCACGGCCCGTCATCGCACCGCCCTTACCAATGAAGAACGCTTCACCGCCTTGGGCCGTGTTCCACCGACCGGCGGCCTTGCTGTCAACAGAGAGCGCCATCTTTGGGAACAGTTCTTTGTACTTCTCGTCATCGACAAGGTTACGGATCATTCGGCCAAAACGCTGCGCTAACTCTGCAGTGTGGGAGCCGACGATGAGTTTGGTGTCAGGGTTTCTACCCATCAAATATGCTGGGAACAGATAACTCCCAAGCTGGGACTTACCATGACGGGGAGGCATCGCGATCATCAGGCGTTTGCACTCGCCGGTTATTACCCGATCAAGGGCTTTGGCGATTCGTTTGTGGTGTTCCCCAACAAGCATCTCGGGCCAGACGTACTGGCAGAAGGACAGGAAGTCTGATGTTGCACGTTCCTGTGCCTCTAAGAGTTTTAAGCGTAGCTCTAGGCGTAGCTGTTCTTCTTGGACATCGTCGGGTTTTGTAGGGATCATGGGCCACGTTTTGAAATTTGCATAAATATAACCCCTGATTGCATTTAAAACAACAAGGGGGGTCTTTTGGGGAGGCCAAGTTTAAAAAGGTTTGAAATTTGGCAGAAACAGGGCGAAGGTTTAGCCTGAGTGAACTGGGCTGTTTATGGCCCTCCCCCTAGTTAAAAAGGTAAGCCAATACCTAAACAAGAGAGAACAGGCGGGCCCACCCACCCCCGCCACCACCATGAGGGAAGAAATAATAAAAAAAAGGGAAAGCGTAAGGCGCGCGTAAGGATAGTATGGTAAGGCTACAGGGCCCATGGGCCCTGTGATACTCTACCCTGTAGGGTAGAGTGACGGCTGACAAAAAAGGCAGCCAGTCGGCTGCCTTCGGGTTTGTGATTTCTAGGTTGTATGTACATACAACCTAGACCAGCGCTTAACTGGCCACGTGTATCGCGACTAGGTCACCGGCCGCCGCCGCTTTTTCTGCGTCGCGTTTTGCCTGATAGCGTGCGCGGCTCTGGTCACCCAGTTCAACGGCCGCGGCCTTGGTCAGTACTTCGCACTCGCTGACCCGAATACTTACACCGCCGTTTTCATAGTAAACGTATTCGCTTGCGTCGTAATTGTACTCATTACCGACGGTAGTGAGTGAGCACAAGAAACCGGCCAAAGCTTGAATGTCTTTAGCGGCCATACCTTCGGGTAACACGTAACGGTTATTGTCGATTACGATTGTCTTAACTGTTTTCATGATTTGCTCTCTTCTTTCTAGGGTTTAGGTTCACTGGACCGGCTGGTCCAGTGCTTGAATTATATCACGGTTTATTTAACGGTGACACTAAATTCAATATTACTTATTGCGTCTTGAATCTTTTCGTCCATGTTGTTATCCATCCATGATTCAATTGCATCGTCCACGTTGTAATCCGTGATGTCGAAGTTGTTCGACATCCAGTTGGAGATCTGGTCATCCACATCGTCATCGGCCACAATGTCCATGACCTTGTCGCGCAGGTTGTTATCCATCCAGTCCGCGATCTTGTCATCTAGGTTGTGGATGTGGGCATCCACAACGTCACCGATAGCGTCTTCGCGGATTAGTTTGTGCTCTGCAATTCGCTCGTCGATCAGTGCAATGATTGCGATCTTCTCGGGGCTCGGGCCTTGGGACTGGGTCACTGCGTTATCAATGGTGTTAATCAAAACATAGATTGCGGTCTTTGCGGCCGCATACTCAGGGCCTTGAAAAGTATTGATCATGATTTCCGCATAATCAACGGCGTCTTTAATATCGCATCCACGTGATGCGAACAGGTTATTGCGGAAGGGTGTTACTGGGTTTGTCATCGCGTTCTCTCTTCTTTCTAGGTTGTATCTAATCGGCCGATTAGACAGTTGAATTATAGCACGTTGTTTACGCTATTTGTACAATCTTTTTTATATTCTTCTCTATCTTCTGCGTCCGCATATTCTAGAAACAGACACTCGGCTATCTCAAACCAGTTGACCTCTGACAAAAAAGCAAGCGCGTAGTCAACGGCAATATTGCCATCACCGCCACCGGCTTCGTAAACAAGGTCTTGCACATATTCCCTGAGGGCCAAAGTTAAAACAGGCAAACCGGCCCGAGGCCAAAGACCCTGCTCATCGGGAATATCGTCATACGGATCCATGTACTTAAAGATCTCGTTATAGACGCGGGACGTAGCGTAATTGGTCCATCCATTGTGATCAGTCATCTCTCTATCCTTTCTAAGTTGAGACTGAATTATACCACCGCGCCAGCAACTTGCAACAAATAAAACAAAAAAGATCAGCGGGCCCACCCACCCCCGCCACCACCATTCAAGGGAAAAAATCAAAAAACAAAACAGGCAGCAGAGCGAAAAACCCCGCGGGCCTAACGGCCCGCGGGCCATGGGCCACGGCCCAAAGAACAAAAACCACGGCCCGCGACGCAAGCGACGCGGGCCAAGCGCCACGTTTAACGTGGCGAGCGCGAGGGGCCAAGGGCCTAGTTTATAGGGTTTACTTTACCGGCCACTTTATGCATTTTTTGCATAACCTTTCAGAGGGGAAAGCCGGACAATGCCGGCCCCCGTCCTACTGGTTAAGCGGAAAGCAATTCCAGTGCCCTATTTTTCAAAGCTGCACCGGTTCCAAACCAAGCAGATTCCATGCGCGTGTTATCTGATCGGCCGCGCTCATGATCTACTAATTCAGTGACCGCATTTAATGCCGCCCACCGCGTGCCGGCCACGCCCTGAATATCGGAACCGATAGCGCGCCCATTGAATAATTCAATGATTCGCTTAAATGCTCGGCTATCCTTAATTTCAATTTTGCCGGTGTGGTAAGGCTTCAATAATTCGGTTACGAATGAATCGGCCTCTTCACTGGTCATTTTTTCGCCCGCCAATTTGCGGGATTGCACTAAAAAGCGCTCCCACTGGTTCGCGACAATTCCAAGCTGTAGCCGGACATCGTCCGCATTGAATCGCTCAGAATGCAAAACCCTGATTTGCGATTCGCTGTTGTTGACCGCTGCTGTGATGGTGTTATTGCACACCACGCGCACACTGGTGAACTTGGCTATTGTGGCCATGGTTCCATCGTATGACGTGCCAAGCAAAACATAAGGGCGCACTGTGTCACCCTCGACGATATCGGCCCCCTCGCTCACTTTCGCTAAAGCCCAAACCCTCCGGCCGTAACTTAGCGCGCCCGCTGTTTCCATTGTGAACCCGCCAAGATCCACCAATTTACTAAAAAACCCCATTACTTCGGAGGGCTGCACCACGTTATAACCTTGTGACACTACAGCCAAGGGCGCGCCGGTGTCGCTTCTATGCAAAACCTTTCGATCAGGCCAAGCTTGCGGGGCACTGGTGGCCGGTGTGTTAAATAAAACGGGGCTTTCTAATACGTCATAAGCAAGGCCGGCCTGTTGTGTCCATTCTTGAATTGTCGCGCCCGCTGTTAGCTGTTGGCCTAACTTATGCCATGGTGCAAGGCCTGAATAAGCAATTGCTGCTGTGCCTGTTGTTGTGTCGATCATGTGAGCCATTACGCTATCCTTTCTGAGTTGATAAAAACCGGTTTTTTGTGCCGGTGCTTGAATTATACATACTTTTTACACTTTGTACGATTTATTTACAATTATTTTTCAAATTGATCAAGTAACCACCAAAGCGCCCAAAAAATCACAATTATTGCAATTATCAAGAGGCCCCCAATTCTAGGCCGCAATCGCCCGCGATATGGTGGCGCAAAAAAGAACCATGCGGGAGGGTCCGCACAAATTCGCGAAGCGCTGCAGCATCATTAGCAGCGCCGTTTTTTCTCGTGTTGTGCCACTGTATTGCTGTCGGTCCGCTCGCAGCATAGCAGCCGCCGGCCGCATCAGTTCCCACTTTCTTTTTTCCGGTGCCATGAGCAACAAAAACAACAACAAAATCACGCGCACCACGTGCGCACAATGGCCGGCCGCCGCCGCACTGCTGACAACTGAAATTGTCGGCCAATTCTGCAGGGCAGCGCGCAAACGTCACATTGTGAATTTTTTGTGGCCACTGGTCGGCCGATTCTAGGGGCGCAGCATACACAGCGGGCCGGCCTAATTCTACGGCGCGCACTGCTTCGGCCGTTGTATCGCAGCTTGCGTTTATCACTGTTTTATTTGGCTGAGGCAGCGGGAGCGCTTCGGCCGCAAAATGCGAATATGTCCAAGCTTGGCCACCACGCGGGACGCTATCAAAAACGGCCGCTAAATATTCGCTGTCTATTTGTGATGTGCCGGTTTCACTTTTCGGGTGAAGGCTGCAGCTAGTCGGGCACGTGCCATAGGTCTCATGCTCTCCGCTGCGATAAGTAACTGCAATTGGGCCGGTTTTGCTGTTGGCGCTGATTCTGACAGTTTTTAACATTTCTCTATCCTTTCTGTTGTGAGGGGCCTAGTATACCAACTTTAACGGCCGTTTTTGTGTGATATTTTCTAGGGGTTTTCACGCGTCGCACAATTAAGGGCATGCTGTTTTCATCCCATGGCATAACCAAAAAAGGCAAGTCATCGGCCGACATAACGCGCATAAAATCACGAGCGCGAACAAGGGAAGGAAAAGAGCGGACAACACTCTGCGAATTGGGAAAGCACACATCGTATTTGTAAATTGGCATTTTCTATTCTTTCTAAGTTAGTCGTCGCGGTCGGTGTTCAACTCAAGGCGCGGGTATTCGTCTTCAATAAAGCTATCGTCAATATGCGCAACCCCTAAACGGGTGCCGGCATCCCAAATCAAAACGGGCAAATCTCGCGGCAAATTAGCAAGCGCAGCCGACAATTTGCCAACTGTCATACCCTTATTTGTTCGGGCATGCTTCAAAGCGCAAAACCAAACCTCATGCGCATCAGCAATTGACGAATAAACATCGTCCATCGAATCGCAAAATTCGCGGCTGCTGCGCTCGTCCGGATCAGCAGATAAAAAGCGAACCACGTCAGCACGCGAAGCAACAGCAACGGCATGCTGATAAACGTCAAGAAAAGCCACATCATCAAACGATAAATTTTTCATTTTGCAATCTCCTGTAATTTTTTAAATGCTGCCTGTGCTTCTTCTAAGGTTTTACAATCTGTTTCGTATTGCTCATTTGGATCACCCCAATGGTCTTCAATGTAATACGCTGCAAGCACCAAACCCATTTCAATGTCTTTTAATAATTCTTTCATTTCTCTATCCTTTCTGTTGTTACTGATCTAACGTAAGCTTTTGAAAACACAATCGAGCCGGTGAAAATAGAAGGCATGACATAACTGTCATACCCATGCTCGGCCATGTAATCGTCCGCATCATTGGCAAGCATAAATAATCGCTCGTCGATTGAATGAATAACCACCATCGGCTCTAAATCATCATGGCCAACATTGAAGCTGCCATGAGTCATTGAACCAAACCAAACGTCTGTGCGTTCCATCTCTCTATCCTTTCTAAGCACCGGATCAGGCACCGGCATCGCCAGTATAGCAAGGTTTTGACACCTTGCAACACTTTTTTACATTTATTTTACTAAACCTAGGGTTTCCTCTAGTTCCGTCCATGGCATGCCACGCGATGGCCAACATTTGAAGGGCTCAAGCTTTATGCCCTCTGCAGCCAATTTCATAGCATCTCCACCATGGTACAAACGAATGGTCGAAGGGCGTAGTGTATTACCCATGTCAAGAACAAGAATGAAGCAAGGCCTGTCCTTGGCAGCATGCCGAGTCATGAAAGCAATCTGATGCGGACGCAGCCCAACCTTTAAACCCTTGGCTACCACTTTCAATTCCATCAAAACAAAATATTCCCCTACACCCACCAACATGTCAGGAATTCCAAGGTTGACGCGATTCTCAATGCGCTCAATGCTGCAGTTGACAAGGCCGGCTTTCACCCTAGCCGAAAATCTAGCTTCAGGTGTCATCTGATCCCCCCAAATCTCGCTCAAAGATGTCAAGCGGAGGCTGCTCCACTCCGGCATCGAATTCAGGATCTTTTTCACGTGCTGCACTTTCAATCACCACTCCGGTGTCCGCATCGATTAAGGCGGTAGGTGGTGGGCCACCATACAGCTTTTTAAGCTCATCAAGCTTGCGCTGCACCTCTTCCTTGCTCATGCTGTCAATCGTGCCATGGCGGATCTCTTTGCGCTCCACATAGATCGTTCCCAAGGCTTGGCCTCTACGATACTCTGCTTGGACGGCTGCAGCAAATGCACCGGCATCCAAAGCTTTATCGCGAATGACCTGCAAATCGCGCATATGGCGCTCATAGGACGTGTTGTACTTGGAATCCAATTCAGCACGATAGGCCTGAATGGCCGCTACAACGTGCGGATTGATGTCAGGGTGGGTAAGCTTCCACGCCATCACAGAAGCGCTGGTGGCCTTGTATCCGGCCCGAATAGCCGCCTCTTTCATGGTCACCCGTCCATCGCCACTCACAAGCTCGGTAACAAAGGTCCATTCCTTAGGCGTTAGCTTCCTGCGCTGCTGACGCAGCGGGGCCACTTCTGTGGTCATGCGCTTGCGCGCTTTGTCCGGCATAACCGGTGGAACGTTGTAGACGTCTTTCTTGGCCATTAGCTGATTCTCCACAAGCGCCAACCATTGTCCACCTTGCGCAGCGTGAACACCCATTTGGGCTGATGCACTCGTGTGAAACGAAGGGCAGCCACTCTGCAGCTTTCAGCTTGCTTGCGCACGCCAAACAGGATGCTGTCGCCCGCTTCCATTTCCCCAAAAGGATATTTGGATCGATTGGTTGGCAGGGCTATTCCCTGATCAATGTGTACCATCATTAACTCCCGTAAAAGAACTACCACGAGTATAACGAGTGTCGCCCCAAGAGTCAACCAACAAAAGCAATCAGGGCTCCCTATAGAACTTTTGGAGGGTGTAGTGTGTTTTTATTTTTTCACTTTTCATCTCGCGGAGCTCCCCTGAAAATATTACATTGAATCTCCAGACGTAATTTGCCGAATGCTCGTAACGTATTGATTTCATTCAGTTCTTACACCATTACGTCTATTACGCCAAATCTCACAAAAATAAAAAAAAAAACATACCTTACCCCTAAAAGGTCTATAGCACCTAAACCTTAGTATTACTTTTTGGCCCATTTTCACCTCTTTTTGCCCTCGGTCCGCGGTCCCCCCTCCCTCCCAATAAACACACTGTATATCCACCCAGTACAATAAAACATCACACTACAAACCCAAAACCAAGGGAAAACCCCTACGATTTAGTACATTCCAAGTAATTGACCTAACTAGATAAAAGCATGATAATAACCCTGTCCACTTAGATAAAAAGACGGACAACTTCATTAACACAGAAAGGATAGTGACATGGGTAAATTACCACACACACCGGATAAAAAGATCGAAGAGATCATGGACAATGCGCAGACTTTGCTTAACTTTTGCGGAAATACTTTTGCAAAACCATCGGAAGCTTGGTACGGGTGCCTTGTCTCTGCAGCCATTTTGACAGCAGAATTAGACGTACCCGTTGAGGTATTTTTGGAGGGCTTTGAGCATGCGTACAAGGATGCGATGAAGGCCAAAGCTAAGACAGGACCATCCTATGATCACTAATGCTGACAACTACGTGCCTGTAAAGAGCACAGATGGGCGTGCAACGCCATTTAACACTGGGAAGGTGCAGATTGGTTTGTTGTATCAACCGAAGGCCCCTGAGATGACGAGTTCTGAGGAGCTTGTTCAGGCGGCTTTGATGGGATGGTCCTCGATCCATCGTCCTGTGCCCTTGTGGCCTGTGACGTTGGGGTCGTTGATTGTGGCTTTTTTAATAATTTTGACTGTGGGGTGATGTATGCACGAATTCCTGTACGAATGTGATGAGCTTGGATTGGCGCTTAAGTGCTTCTTTGAGTATGAGCCGGCGGAAGTTGGTTCGGTGGAGCCCATGTCCGGCTTGAAATTGGAGCCGGATTATCCGGAGGTGTGGACGCTAATTTCTGTGTTCTTGCCTAACAGTAATGTGGACTTGAGCGGGGTTTTGCATCCGGATGTGATTTTTCGGATTGAGCAGGATGCGCCTATTTATTTTGAAGAGATGAGGAACGTTGTATGACTGAGCAAAGAGAACTAGAGATTCTGCGGCCATATGTTGCCGCTTGTGGGGAGTTGGTTGATAAGAACTTTAAGTTGGAAGAGCACTTAAAGAAGATAGACCGGCTGCTGCTTGAAGTGCTGATGGGGGACACCGATCCCATGCAGGCCATGATCAATCGTCAGAAGATAAAGGACGAGTATGAGGCGTGAACATACACCTGAGGACGTTCAAAAGATTGTGGACGGGTTTCGGCCTGACTGCCACAAATGCGTGAACCGCGATCCTTTGCCCATGACCCATCACATCCAATGCTTAGAGCCCAAGGCTTTGATCTCTGGCAATGCTCGGGCAGCGCAGAAGGGTTGGTTCCATTGGCCGTGGAACTTTGACCCTATTTGGTTGGAAGAGTGCAATAAGT